AAGTGCAAGTTTTTTATCAGCCATTTCTTTATCAAGTTGTGCTTTTTTATTAGCTAATTCAATTTGATTTTGATTTTGTATTTTAATAGCTTCAATTTTCTTATCCTCAATATCTTTTTTCATTTGCATTTCTTTTTCCTTAAGCTGCATTTGTTTATTGTGTTTAGCAGAATCCTGCATTAATTTAGATTGTTCAGAAAAAGATTTAGATGCTATCTCACGTTCTTTTAATGATGCATTAGCTACTTCCATAGGATCAGGTATTTTGTTTTCATTAACATCACTAGGACCTGTCATACTACGCATAGCATTTATCTCAGCAACCTGAATCTTAGTTTGATTATTACTATCAACTTCATATTGTTTAAGATTCATCTCTTGTTGCTTCATCTGCATTTGCATTTCTAACTGTTGCTGTTGCATTTGTTGTTGTTGCTGTGCAGATTGTGCATCACGCTGTTGTTTAGCCTGCTCATTATTCTGTAACAACCTAATGATGTCCCTAGGATTGTCATTAACAATGGTGTCAATAATAGTAGACAAATCAGCTTTATCAGACTGAATAGCTGCCTGAGCCAGTTGCTTAAGCGTTTGAACAACTGCTTGATCTTTTGTAGCATTTGAAATATAAACACCGAATTCTGAGTTTTCAAGTTGTAATTCAGGTACATCTAAAAGTTCTATACCCATATCATCAAGTACAAACTGTACTTTCTTACCATCCCTGTAAGCCATTTTAGCACATTCTACAAGTGCCATATATACCCTACGTTTAACTTCATCATGAGAGTCAAATAAATACTCTGTAATCAACGCAGATTGATTTACTGAACGTTCTACATTACCTACAAGTTCACTTGTGTTAATAGAACCTAAACGCTGTGGTGATACACCACTGATAAATGCTACTTGAGATTTAATGTAACCTAAAGTTTGTATATACTGATTAATTTGATTAGCTAAACTTAAATCAATAGATTGAAACTGATTAAAGTTTGATAACTTACCAGTAGCTACACCTTTTTTACCTTCTTCAAAGCTGTTAATAAAAGCTATCTTCATAGCTTTCAAATAATACATCCAGCGTTCAATATCCATACCTTCAGACCTAGGTACTTGAGCTAAGTCCATAAGGAATATCCTACCTTGATCACTAGCAAATGCTAATTCTAACCTGTAAGATATAATGTTGTATAAATATTGATATGGTTTAATACGATCTAACAGAGATACTGATACACTGTTAGTAGCATTATAAATTAAACCTGTATAACCTAATTTACAATAGTATGGGTTATCCATACGTCTACGTTGATTAGGTTTAGGTTGTACATTTACATAAATACTATCACCAATCTTAATACCCTCCCATGCTTCATTAATCCAAAACTCTTCAACCTTAGCAGTATCATTAAAACCTTTAAATACTTTAATATCAAAAGATTCATCTACAATTTGTTCAACAGGTAACCCTGTTTCCATATCTAAATATGTCAAATGGTAAAGCTTTTTAAATGATTTCCATTCTACACGTACTACACGTAATAATTCAGAATTAAATGAACCTGCAGTAGTGTTAATTGTTGAGAAGTTTGATAAACCTGTATCAACTACACCAGCTGTTTTATCTAATGTAAATGTAGGACTGTTATTAACTAAGTTATAACCTGATGTAAAACGTTTAGATAATGCTTCAATCTTCTCAACTTGTTCAGGTGTTAAATCACTACCAAACTCATCAATAATACTAGCAGGAGCTAACATACGTACTTCTACTACAGCTAAAGCATCATCTACATAATCTGTATCACCATCAAGTATTACAGTAACGTTTAATGGGTTACAACGTCTTAGTGTAACATCATCATTAGATATACCTGTCCAGTAAATTTCTTCACCAGCTATTAAAGCATCTTTCCATCCCTTTTTAAATATCTCTTTGGTATTTAAATTCTTACGTAAAAACTTAAGTATCTTATTAGCTTGTGACTCTATAAGATCTGTAATGTTATGCTTTTGGTATTTAACAATTTGTTCTGGGGTGGGTGGAGGATTGTTAGGATCAATAGTACTTGGATCAATCTCACCCATTAGTTTCTGCTGTAATGCAGCTACTATAGTATTTTTTAACTGTTCTTGTTTACGATTAATATCGCTTAAACTTTCTGAAACTACTATAAAATTATCACCCCTTTTAGTTTCTTCACCTATAAGAAGGTTAAGAGAAGGAGATGCAATATCATAATGCTGCAGTGTAGCTGGGAATTCATTTTCTGTAAGCCCTAAAGGATTACAAACATATTCTAAGTCAGCTTTGTTAAAACGACCATTAAACAGGTCATAGTTAATTTTTTTATTATAATTGGTTGTACGGTTAGATGCTACAGAACTGTATGACATACGTTCAAAGTAGTCCATAGTATCTTTTTTCCAATCATCATCCTTTTTCTTAAAAGGTAACTTTTGTATAGGTAAAGCCACTTTTCTTTATTATTAAGTTAGTATTTAATTTTATTGTATGTATTTTTTTGAAACAAACGCTTTGAAAAGAAAGGGTCCATTTCTAAAATAGTTTTAGGTTGTGTTTCTTCCAAATGAATTTTATGTAATTCTTTGGATTGTAATATACATAACATAAAAGCTATAACTCTATCGGTGTTAGCTTGTCTGTCATATGTAATTAATTCTTTAAGCAGTGGTATAGATTTTATAGTATGTAAATTTAATATTTTTTTTCCATCTATATCCTCACGTTCTTCATATAACCATTGTTTTAAATACAATTCACATTGATCTTTAATTTGTATAGCCATATGAATACCATATCCCCTGCTTACTTTTGAATTAGTAACAATATCCTTAATTATCTGTGGTTGTTCACACAAATAATGCAGGCTGTTCTTCATTTCAAAATAACCTTTTAAACCTTTAAGCTGGTTTTCATACAAACACTTAGCATTGTAATATATGCATAAACGTCTGCATGTTTCATAAAAATCATCAGCTCTTTCAGGTCTACCTGTATACTCAGCTACAATATGATCGTAGGTATGAGCATTAGTCATAAACCTTTTATACACAAAGAATGAACCTAATGATTCACTGTGTTGTGCTTTATCTTGATCATATGGGTCACACCCTGCAATATACAACCCAAATGGTGGGTTATCTACAGGATCCTCATACAATACAACACAACCCTCTTTGTTATCTGACTTCTGCAAAGGATAATTTATGATATCCTGCAGATCTGGGTTTATTTTAGCTTTAAGCTTGTTATTTGTATCAAAGTATAATTCAACTTTCTTTTTATCATCCCTTAAAGAAGGTGTAGTTTCAAGTTTAGCTAACCATTCATTCATCTCCATACTTGAAAATACTGTACCTGCGTTCCTTAAAAAAGATTCACTAGGTGTTAATGGATACTGTGTTATAGCATCCTGTAAAGCCCTACTATCATGCCCTGATCTTTTAGCTTCACGTAAACTCATAATTGATTCTAATGCTAATTCCTGATCAGAATTACCATCCATATCTACCATGCGTTTATTTTTGTATAAACCTAACCTACCACGTGTAGCTGGTATAAACCAACCACAACTAGTATGTGATTTACCATCTTCCCACACATTTGTAAACTCTAACAAGTTATATTGTTTTGGGTTATTAAACATGTATGCAAAGTCTGCTGTACCACCTTCCATATCACCACCAGTACCAAATACAATAGGTACACCTATCATATTCTCACCATCTTTCCAGCACGGCTCTGACATATTATAAGATTCTTTTAGGTTTACCAAAGTACCAGCTTCTTCAAATATAAATACACTAGCACTCAAACCAACAGATGCAAATGGGTTATCTTTAAATGTTAACTTAGTTACTTCAGACATGTAACCACGCCACACTTTAACACCATCTACAGATGCTTCAAACCTGGACTTAACAAAATCCTTTGTATCAGGATTACGTTGTTTACGCCATTCTGTGTTGGCATTTAAAAAGTTCATATTGTCTAAAACCATGTTCATTGTGTTTGTAGACAAACGTTCTAAATAAGCACCTATAACACATTTAGAATCTCTATAAAAATTATATTCATGTGTCATTAATGCAGCATTCTTATAACTAAACCCAGTACGTCGTGGTTTAGAAAATATAAGACCTTTTTTTAATCTTCTGCACGCTTCAACTAAATGAAAATAATCATAATCAATATCCAAAAATCTTGGGAACTTCATCTTCTTCCTACCTGTAGATTCATCTTCAGCTTTAATCTGAATATAATTCAAGTAAAAATAATGTATACCTGTTATACTAATCCCTTTTGAATTAGTTACACCAAACCTACATTTCCTATCTTCCTCTAGCCAAAACTCTTTATACTGAGGAGTACCTTTAGGTAAGTCTGTATAATACCCTTTTTGTTCAAACAGTATTGCTAACTGTCTAAACTCATCGGTATTCTCAAACTTATCTACCTGTGGTACATATTGTGTATTAGATGACATATTTACAATTCAAACATACTTGTTTCAGCACCACCTCTGCGTACTGAATTTTCTTTTTCTTCACGCTTTACTTTTTCTTCAAGCACATCCAAAGAACTAATATTGTCACCTAATACTTTGCCAGCATCAAGTATAGACTTAGCGGTTTTAATCTTGAGTTCTAATTCTTCAATCTTATCAAACTCTATAGAGTCAAAAAATATCTTTATTTCATACAATACCCTTCTATAAGATTCTAATAAACTCATAGATATGGTTTTGTTAGGGTTGGGTACAACACCTTTTTGACTTTCTTCTACTTTTACGCCCTGTTTTTTACTCATAAATTATTTTTTCGTATACTCTTTTAAGTGCTCTGGCACCAATATGTCTACTCTTTCTTTTTCATTATACCATTGAACAAAAAAATGCATAGCTTCTTCTAATGCCCTGGTTCTAACGTCTAAATCTTTAATCCTATTTTCAAGGTCAATTAAAGCTACGCTTAGTTTAAATTGCTTATCGAAGGTATGCTTTTCAATTATGTTTTTTTCTTCAAGTGTTTTATTTTCTTCCATATTATTCCATTGTTGTTAATGCTTGATGTAAACCTTTTGAAAAACGCTCTACAAACTTTTCATCTTTTGACAACTCATCATATTCTAAATAATCTAAAACAGCATGTGTCAATTCATGTAAAAATATAGTTTCTTTTTCTTCTTTAGGTAAACTACGTTTAACCTTAATAATACCCTTAATATAATCAAACTCACCCCTATGATCTTGCTTACTAATTCTCCATGGTTGTTGTATAACCACAGTCTTGCCTAGTATTTGTAATTTCTTAGGTATCTTCACAACTATTTTTTATTTTTACTTTT